CTTGTTGCTCCAGAATTTGTACCAGTCAAGGTCTCTCCAGCAGCAAACGATCCAGATACAGAAGCAACTTCGAGAACATTTGTCGTAGAATTCCAAGATCTAACTCTTGCAGTTACTCCAGTTGTAGATCCAGTAACTACTTCATTAAACAAGAAGTTTCCGGTGTTTGATCCGCCGGTTGGAGCAGCAATGGAGACCGTGGGAGCAAATGAATATCCAAGTCCAGCATTTGTCAGATAAACGTTTGTAATAGTTCCTGCAGCACTCACAACTGCTGTTGCTGTTGCACTTGCGGTAGTCACACCTGTTTGGAATACTTCGTTTGTGAAGGAAACCACAGGATTACTAATATACCCTCCACCAGCATTTGTCAGTGTCACAATACCAACGATTGCATCACCAATAGTTGTAGTTGCAGCTGCGCCAACACCTAATCCATCTGTAGTGTTAAACGTTACTGATGGAGCAACAGTGTATCCAGATCCTGCATTGGCAACATTGACTCCTTGGACTGATTGTAAACTAGGATTTGCATTTAAATTGCAAACATTAATTCCACCAATCATTGTTGCGATACCAACTGCAGTAACTCCACCAGAAGGAGCAGCAGAAACATTTACCGTTGGAATCTTTGCATATCCACCGCCTCTATTTGTGATGGTAAAGAACCTTACACCACCATTTACCAGACCTACAGTTGCCGCAGCACCAACTGCATCTCCAACCATCGTAAGTGTCTGTGTAATGCCCTGAATAGTGCTGATACCGTCATCGGTTATTCCATCAGATTCATCACCGATCAACTCATTGTCAATCTCATCAATTCCAGTAGCGATAACCTCATCCTGATACTGGAAGAGTTCGCAATAGAGTTCATAAACATAAAGACTCTGTAATTGATAATATGGTTTTGCATATTCGATGTCTTTAATTTCATAAAGACGATCATCCAGTGGGAACCAAATTAAATCTCCACCCTTAGGACGAGTGGAAAGTTTTACGTTTGATTTTCCCTGAATCAATGGAGTGATATAATTTTCGTATCTTTCTC